GATCACTGGTTAGGGCCTTTCGGTTGTGCTTTCTGTGCCAACTCCATCTGGGCTGCATGTTTCTCGCGGTTCATGCGTATCTGTTCTGCGTGGCGTTGCTGCGCTGTGAACTGATCAAGCCCATGACGATCCTGCTGCCTGCGTTGCTCAGCTTCATGCTGCTGCTGTTCACGCCCCATACGCGCAGTTTCCGTCTGATGCTGCATCTGGGGCATTAAACGGTCTTTGGCTATCTGCGTACCAATCTTGACTCCAGCCTCTTCCTGCTTAGCTTGTAACTCGTTTTCTTTAAGCTTAAGTTCGTCGGCTTTGGCAGCGGCATCCATAATGTCTTTCTTGGATTTACGCTGTACTTCCTGCATCTTGATCTGCAACTCTTGCTGCTGCATCTGGATAAGCGGGTCTTGCTGGTTCTGCTGGGCTTGTTTCTGGGCAACCAACGCCTGACTCTGAGCAAGCACTTGCGGAGCCGCCTGTGCCAGAAGCTGGGAAAGCTGGTACTCCATCTCCGGGGGAAGCCCATCTTTAGAGTCTGGCAACGGCGCACCAAGAGCCATAGAAATCTTGTTCCTGTACGCGAAGCCAACGTGTTCCGAGATGTGAGCCATCATTGCCGCAGCTATTACTTGTGCCTGCGGATTCTGCCCGATGATCTGCTGCATCTGGGGGTCTTGCATAGCAGCCATGTGAACTTGTATATGGGCTTCCTGATCCTGATACGCAAACGCCTTGACCGGCTTGCCGATGAGGATATTCTGGTTCTCCTGCACAGGGTCTGTGGGCTTATGATCATCGGATGCGGGTATCAGTTTCTCTACGTTCTTTATGCCCAGTACCTGAAGCATCTGTTTGTGAAGCTCAGGCATGTCATAAATCTGCGGAGCGGACTGGGCCAACTGAATAACAGCCTGATACTGGACAACGCGCTGGCTCATGGTTGCAGCGTTGGGATCGGACACGGGAATAATCTCCACATGCCGGTAGTCCTCGTACTTGGCTTTGCGTCCGTTGGGGGCATCTACATCGTAGGGGTACTCCTTACCATTAGGACAGTCCTCGCGCACTAACTCTGCAATTAACTTGAGTTCCTGCTTGAACGCAAAGTGAACACGCGCCTGAACCGCACTCATAACTTTCAAAGTACGCTCAAGGATAGCCAGTGTGGTTCCCACGGGCGCTTGGTTGGACATATCCGCCACTTTCATGTCCGAAGTAGCGGCAAACCTACGCCCTTCATCCACGATCTTATCCAGCAGTCCAGCCAGAACTTGCGAAGGTTCCTTGTATGGGAGGGGCAGAATGTTGTCCCGAATAGCCCCAGAGCCAATATCAACGTCCCTGAACTCACCCGGAGCGATGGGCGTATCGTCCCCTTTGATGCGCAAACCCCTAGATTTCAGGCCACCGGGCAGGTTTGACAGGGTTCCAGCGTCCACAAGTTGCCTAATAATGCTGGTAGCGCTCTTGGCAAAGCCCCCAATCAGGTGGAAAAGCCCAAATCCATAGGCTCCAAAGCCCGGAATGTATTGGTAATGCACATAATGGATACGTTTCTGCTTGGTTTTGTCATCTTCCTTCCAGTTACGGCGAATAGACAAGACTTCGTTCGTGCCTTCTACATAGGTAACTATGTACGGCAGGGCAATGCCTGTTGGTTCTCCATCTTTATCCTCATCTTCAAAGCCGGGCAGGTCTAGGTCAACAGAGGATTCATAAATGACGAACCTGTCATCGTTAATGGCAGAAACACCAAGCTCCAAGTCCTTGCGCTTCTGAATATCCGTGGTGACCTTGGGCGGATCACCCATTTCAACGTCCCGCCAGAAGCCGCTGTACTGCAAACGGGTAACTTCGTTCTTATTCTTGCGCATCCGGTGCGTTATGCGGTGGCAAGTGAGCAGTTCTGAGGCTCCGTAAGGCAAAATCATGTCCTCTGCCGGTACAAACACCGAAGTCTGCCGTGCCAATGCCTGATCTTTGTACACTTTCTTGAAAGCAGACCCTGCTCCGGGCAAACTCCACAGCATCCGCTCATGTTCAGGACGGAACTCGGACATATTCTCGGTCAACTGCCAGTTCAAGTCCTCTGCAACGCGCTCAGCAGCGGCATCTTTCTCCAAAGTCTGCTTACCAACGATCTTAGTCTTAGCTGGCCCCATTGCAGGAAAGGTTTCCATGATCGTATCGGACTGAAAGCGCACTACAGCCTCAGTAATCATGGGGTGAAACACGCCGCAAGCACCAGCCCAAGGCTCCGTACGGGGTTCGTACTTCAAGCCCATCAGCTTGATGCCCTCTTTCATCATATCTTCCCAGTCTTTGCGGGAATTTATGTCGTTCTTGACATCATCGGCAAGCTCAGAGGCCAGCGTAAGCAGGTCGCGCTCATCCATCTCCTCGGCAAGGTTGGCCCCAAAGTCCTCAGAGGCGTCTTTACCCGGCTCAAGTACGATTTCAACGCCGCCAATCCCGATCTTTACAGCCTCCGGGTCTTCAATTTCAATCTCAATATCGGGTTCTTGAGAATCTTGGGAAGCTTCCATGCCCTGCGGAGCCTGATACACGCTCTTGTCGATAGCCATCGTTACTTCCTTTTTGCTAAATTTGTTCTGGGGTTATATGTAAAAGACGTTGCAGGCTTACCCGTCTTGGTAGCAGCCCTGTCCTTGGCGCGTTCTTCAGCAGTCATGGCGTTGCGTGCCGCACCGCTTTTAGTAAATGTCTTCCCATCAGCTTCCAAGTGTCCGCGCTTCTGCAACACCTCTATAGCCGCAGCCCGTGGGTCTTTGGGCGCACCGGACTGGGTGCGCATCTGTTCTGTCAGGCGCTCTATAAGCTGCCCCGCTCCCATAAATTTCTGTGTGGTCATCAGTAGTACGCCGAGTCGCGGCGGCTCCTAAACAGTTTTGGCTCATCTTTAAGGTCAGAGTCAAGTTGGATGAAGTTGCCCTGCCTGAAGCGAAGCAGCGCTTGTGTAGTGGTGTCTACAAAGTCATCATGCTCACCCACGGGGAACGAAGCTATCTCCTCAATAACCTCCCGCGCCCACCGTGTATCTGGTGCCCATACCTTGCCACTTGCAAACAAGTCCGATACCGCGTTGACACGAACGGTCTTGTCATTCCCACGGCTGGGGCTAAACTCTTGTACCGGGATGCCCATAGCCCTTAGCTCCTGTATCAGCGGTGCGCCAGCGGACTTCTTCTCCACAATGAACGCATCGGGTTCCCACTCCTTATAGTGTATGAGCGCAGATGCCTTCAATTCAGGGAACTCCATCCTCTCCTTAAAGGCGTCGAGCAGTATCAACTGAGCGCTATTATGCTCCTCCTCGTTGTACCAAATACCCCATGTGGTGCAAGCACTATAGTCCGATGTGGTCTTGGTGTCGTGAGCCGTGTCCCAAGACTGAATGATGAACTGGCACTGCGGGGGGTCATCAGGTTCCCAAACCCGCCACATCTCCCGCTTGATTATGGCTACGGAGTCTGACGTAGGCTGCTGCTGGTACTGGGCGTTCCAGAACCGTGGGACTAGAGTTGCCTTGGTTTTGAGTAGTTCCTCAACGGGCCACTTCTCAGGCCATAGGGCTTTGCCAGAGGGTAGTATCGCCGGGAACTCAACCACCTCCCACTGATCCGCGTCGGGGTTTTTGGTCTGGTAGTCAATCAGCTTAGCCGTCAAGTCCAGAGGCCCCCAGCGGGTCATAACAACTATGATCGCCCCTCCCCACATAAGCCGCTGCCGTGGGCCTGTCTGGTACCAGTTCCAAGCCTGTTCAAACACCGTCTTAGTCCCGCTCTTCAAGTCCTGCTCAGAGTGCGGGTCGTCAATCACCAGCAAGTCCGCGCCCCGTCCTGCAAGAGCGCCGCCAACGCCAACTGCGTAGTATTTACCGCCTTTGGTAGTATTCCAGCTACCCGCGCTCTTACTATCGTCGGACAGTACCGTTTCTGGGAATATCTCAGCGTACTCGGGAGAGGACACTAAGTTCCGTACCCTACGCCCAAAGTCCTCACTTAGTGATGCCGTGTGGGTTGCCATAATGACTTGGGCGCTGGGGTTCTGCCCTAGGAACCATGCCGGGAACAGATACGAGGTAAGCTCACTCTTGCCGTGACGCGGGGCTATATTGATGATGACCCGCTTCTTCTTGCCCTCGGCTATCTCCTTAAAGAGCTTACCCATTATCTTATGGTGGCCCCCAACGGAGTAGTTAGGGTAGACGCTCTTGGCAAACTGAATCAGGTCGCCTTGGGATGCGGCTAAACCTAGGCGCTTGATCTTCTCATCAAGGAGCTTCAGTAGCGCTTCCTTCTGCTCACGCGTTTGCGGCATCAGCTTCTTCGATGGGCGCTACATCCTCAACCACTTGGATCAGGTTCATGTACTTGTCCATACGCGCCTTGATCTGGGCCTCAAGCTCATCGTCTGATAGTTCAGCCTTCTTGACTTCAATGCGTTCAGTGAACAGCGCCACCTCGGTTACCTTGCCCAGAAGCTCAATAGCCTTCAACCTGTATTTGGCATCGGGGTGTTTGGACTCTTCCAGCAGTTGTGCGATGCAGTAGCCGCGCAGTTCCTTGGCTTGGTCTACGAAGGCCCAATCGTACGCGGTGAGCATTCCAACCAGATGCTGGACGGCTTGGGGTACGGCTATAGTAGATAGTGCAGTCTTCTGGGATGCGGAGTCTAGGGGTACAGTTAGCGCAGCGAAGGCATCTTGTGCTGTGCGGCGTTGCGCGTCTGTTATGGTCTCGTCATCATCAAGCCCCAGTTCCTCCAGCCACTTGCTGGTAGCTATCATGCCGTCCACTATTTCGGAGGGCGCAGCTTTCTCATCGGGTGTAAACCCCGAGTCTGGTGGTAATACTGAAGGGATATAATCCGCTTCATTGAGAGAAATCAAATTCTCAAACATTTTACCTCGCGCTAATTAAAGCGTTGTTTACAGCCTGTAACTATAAGCGTACACTTACTTTGCTTCTTTGTGAAGCGTTTCATGTTTTCTCCTATGTGCCTTCCCCGGCACTTTTGCCCCGCACTTCGGTGTCGGGGCTTTTTTTATAATAGTAAGTCTAAGGTTTGACAACTAGAATCCACACGGTTTTTCTTTAGCGCGGCTTATATCCGCACGGTCTTTTTATCGCACGGTGTTTTCTCAAAAGCCGGCTAACGCGATTCTGGTACTTGTATAGAGTTTGACAAGTAGCTCTGGATTTTTGTGGATTTTTGTGCAGAGTTAGCTTTGCGGGCACGTGTACAAGATTTGACAAGTAAAAAGCAGGATTTAAATACGGCATTTAAATACGGCATTAGTGTACAAGGTTTGACAGAAGTACCGTCAAAAGTGTATAAAAATAGACAGAGGACTTTGAAACGTGGTAACGCGGTTAACGAATAGTGTTCTCAGCCAAGTCCCCAAGTCGCCCCGTCAA